CATAGATTAACTATGTGGGGTTTTAGTTTAGAAGACCTTGAACGCTTTGCCAAACTGGTAGCCGCCAAAGAACGTGAAGCCTGTGCAAAGATTGTTCAAACTCATTTAGATGCAAACGATGATTTAAGAACCAAAGGTAGCTTGGCATCTGTGTTGGACTACTTCAGAGCCAGAGCCAGAGGTGAAGCATGATTGAATTATTGAAACAAACGCTTGAGGCGTTTGAAATTGCCGCAGAAGGTGGCGGTGTTAACTTCCACGCATACGCCGAAGAACTACGCCAAGCCATTGCAGAGTTGGAAAGCCAAGAGCTAAAACAAGTCACTGTCAAAGACTTTGTACACATGGTTGAGGGCAGAGAAGATTTGATTGGTCGCCCTGTTTGTTTTGCTCAATGGCCTAATGGCAACACCCACCCACCACAGCGCACAGAGGAACGCAACTTCTGTCCACGATGCGGTAAACGCGCAAAAGATTCGACCCACATTCACACTTGCACACCACCACAGGATTAACACATGAGTGATTCATACGATGACTATTGTCTCAAAATGGATATTGCAGAAAACGCTTGGGAAGACCAAGAAACAAGACGCAACTTTCGTATAGAGGTTTGGACAACAAAGGATGGGCGTGAAATAGCCATCAAGGACATGGAAGACAGCCATGTGTTTAATGCCTACCGACACAGCCAAGATGGGTTGTTATTCCGTGAGATGGTTTTGCGTTTGTTTGAAGCCAAACTCAAGGAGAAGAACACATGAGCAACATTGGTATACACCAGAACTTTTTAGCTTTTAAGCCGGATATAGTCGATAAAGATGGTCCTGGCTGGAGCGTTAAAAGAGTGACAGAGGCGATAGCGGTTGAGTTAACAAATGAATCGGGAACATATTTAACAAGGAAAGCAAAAATGATTTCAACTGATTTTGAAAAAGCAACAGAGATTACAGAAACTGCGGAAAAGATGTTTAAGCGCAATGCAAGCAACTTAATGACAACAACAGAAGAATTGCAAGCCAACATCAAAAAGGTATCTGGCAATGTTCGCAAAGCCGCCGATGATTTGGCTGCTGGGCTGTCCAAGGTTGAGAAGACTGCAAACTTTTCCAATCTGGAGCGGTATGTTTCTTTGTTGGAGCGGGCGGCAACAGCCATGTCCACCCTTGCCGAGCTGGAAAAAGAAGGAAAGCTAGGAAAAATTTCTAGCGCACTTAAATGATTGACCGCCTAATCCTTAGCGCCGTTCTTGGCACAGTCGGCTGGAATGGTTTAAACCCAGAGCCGCCAACACCACTGACACTGAAACAAAAGGCGATGTACAAATCTGTAAGTGCAGTGTGTGAGCGTAAGGGAAAGCAGACCAAGACAGTTAAGCAGATGTGTAAACGATGGGAGGAACAGCAGAATGGATAACTGGATTAAATCAACCGACCGCTTACCAGAAGTAGGCCAGCGTTGCATCGTGGCGTGGGCAGATCAATCGGTTCCACATACAGCAACATTATTTAACGACGAATTACGCGCAGGAGAAACCAAGTGGATTGCATCAAACGGTCATAAGGTTGAATACAACCCGCTTTACTGGATGCCATGCCCTGCAATGCCAACAAAGGAGAAGAGTAATGGATGAAGAAATTAAAGTGCTAGGCACTGTAAAGGTTGTAGATGTTAATCAAAATCCCATTGTTGTAAAAAGAAAAAATTGGTTAAAACTATCTGAAGACATTGGTGGTATGACTCTAATAGGCACATTTTGTTTAACGGAATCATTGGTAAATTTAGATAGAGAGGAGAAGAACAATGCTTGAAGTAATCAGAGCATTCTTTGGTAAGTTACGCAAACGGGGTAATGTGGTTGTCGAACAAGGGACGCTTTGGCGATGCAGCAAATGCCATTTAATTTTTACAACAAGAGTAGCCGGAGAACAACATGACTGCCGTGAACGCATTTAATTGGAAAGAATTTACAGAAGAGGAGCGGGTAAAGCGGGGTGATCCATTTGCCCAGCTTGATGCCCGCGCAGCTATCAGTAAGCGCACCACAAAGTCAGTAGACAAACTACGCAAAACCAACCCAACACATGGAACGATCTATGGAGTCACAAGTAAGCACTTGAATCCAGGACCCGTGCCAATGATGAAACGCGGCAACGGTGTTCAGTTGCACTCTAACAAAGGAATCAAATGATTAATATTAATGCGCTGAATATCAGCTCAGGCACCCAATCCCGCGTCAAGTTGGATGAAGATGTCATTGCAGAATACGCAGAGAAGATGCAGGCTGGCGCGAAATTCCCGCCTGTTAAGGTTTACAGCGATGGTATAGAAAACTATTTAGCTGATGGTTTTCACCGCTACTTTGCGGTCAAGAAATTGGGTAAGACCAGCATCGATGCTGTTGTAGTGAGCGGCACCCTGCGCGATGCGATCCTGTATTCCGTCTCAGTCAATGACGAGCATGGTTTACGCAGGACAAATGAAGACAAGCGCAATAGCGTGATGAAGCTGATTGAGGATTTTGAGTGGGGGGAGTGGAGTGATTCAGAGATTGCCCGCGCTTGTAAGGTCAGCCAACCTTATGTGTCCGGCCTCCGCAAAGGATCGGCACCAGAAGTGGTGAAGTACAAAGGCAAAGACGGCGCAGTGCATGAGAAGAAGCGCGGCACAGGCAAAGCAGGAAAGCCACGCGAGCTATCTATGGCTGAGAAGTTTGTAGCATACCAGCCTCCAGCAGAGTTTTCTCATGATCCTAAAGATGATGTAATCAGCACTTTGACTGAAGAGAATGAAAAGCTACAGGACAAGTTGGCCGCCAGCGGAACCTCAGATCCTGATGAAACAGCGGCATTGATTGCTGAATTGCGTGATGAAAATAAACGCTTGCATATGGAATTGAAGACGGTAAAATTAAGCCGTGATCAGTTTCAAAATGAGAATGCGCAACTGATGAAACAGGTGGCTGCGCTCCAGCGTCAGCTTAAAAAAGCAGCTTAACTCGAAGAGCTAATTTCGAGAGGAGTACCGAATGGGACTAGAGCTACGGCCTTATCAGGCCGAAACGCTTGACGCACTCCGCAAGGGGTTTGCGTCAGGCAAGCGGGCTCAGATTTTGTACGCGCCTACGGGTGCGGGCAAGACTGAGATGGCTATTGCTTTGCTGGAGGCGGTTCGCGCCAAAGGCAACAAGGCGGCAATGATCTTGGATCGCATTGTGTTGTGCGACCAGACAAGCCAGCGACTGGACAAGTACGACATCGATCATGGCGTCATGCAGTCCACCCACTGGAGATATCGGCCTTATGAACGCATACAGGTTTGTTCGGCGCAGACATTGGAAAAGCGCAAAGATTTTCCAGGTTTGAATCTATTGATCGTGGATGAGTGCCATCAAACGCGAGAGCAAACAGTTGAGTTCATTAAGAATAACCCAGACATAAGGGTGATTGGTCTGACCGCCACGCCCTTTACCAAAGGGTTGGCCAAGATATACGACAACGTTATTTCTACTGTGACGACCAAGGATTTGGTGGAGAAGCAGGTTTTGGTTCCGCTAAAGATATTTGTGGCCAAAGAGATCAACATGGAGGGTGCCAAAAAGGTTGCGGGTGAATGGAGTCAGGCAGAAGCGAGTGAGCGCGGCATCAAGATCACAGGCGATATCGTGGCTGAGTGGGAGGCAAAGACAAATGAAATCTTTGGCCGGCCACGCAAGACGATTGTTTTCTGTAGCGGGGTAGCTCATGGCGCGAGCTTGTCGCAGAAGTTTGCGGAAGCTGGCTATAACTTTGTGGCACTGAGTTATCGGGACGATGAGCAGTTTAAAAAGGATGTAATCGCAGAGTTCTCCAAACCTGACACTGAGATTCATGGCCTGATTGCAACAGATATCCTGACCAAGGGATTCGATGTGCCTGATGTGATGATTGGCGTATCAGCTCGGCCATTTACAAAGTCCTTGTCTTCCCATATCCAGCAGATGGGGCGGGTGATGCGGGCGAATATGGACAACCCAGAGGACAAACCATTTGCCCTGTGGCTGGATCATTCGGGTAATTACTTGCGGTTTCGGAATGAATGGGATGATGTCTTTGAGCATGGCGTTGACCAATTAGATGACGGCAAAGAGAAGTCAAAAAAGGAACCCACAGAACGGGAAAAGGAAGACGCCAAGTGTCCCAAGTGCAAATCGTTATGGCCTCGCGGGTTGGATATATGTAGCCATTGCGGTCATGTCAGAGAGCGCAGGAACAGCGTAAGTTCTGTAGCTGGAGTAATGCAAGAGCTGAATAACTCAACTCAGGTCATGCCAAACAAGCAGGAGTGGTGGTCGCAACTTCAGTGGTATGTGCAACACGCGGGCTGGTCACCAGGTCGAGCAGCACACACATACAAGGATAAGTTTGGCGTATGGCCTCGCGGCCTGTCAGATACACCACAAACCCCAGCCCCAGAATTGATTAAGTTCATTGACTCGCGGGTCAAGGCTTACATTCGACAGATGAAGAGACGCTAATGGATTTCCTAAATTTCTGTGCCGCCCACGGCATCATCCTCAATCATGCCCCACCCATCGGAGTATGGAAACGATATCCGACAACAGACCATCCAAAGAAAAGGAATGGAGCCGTCAAGTTCATGGGCGATCATGCCTTTGTCCAGAATCATGCGACTGATGCTGAGGTATCGGTGTGGCAAACAGACGCGCCAGTCAATATCGATGTCGCTCGCATTGCGAAGATGGCGAGGGATGCTGAAAATGAGAGACGCAAAATGCAGACTGATGCTGCGGCCAAGGCTGACTCTATCCTGCGGAATTCTCAATTAGCGAAGCATGACTACCTAAAAGCAAAGGGACTCGAAGATTTATGGGGAAAGGTATGGGTAAATAACGGCGAGCAAATCTTAGTTATTCCTATGTGGGTGGATCGTCAACTTGTTGGTTGTCAGTTAATTAAGGCTGATGGCAGTAAGAAGTTTTTGTATGGTCAGCGCACGGCTGGCGCGGAGTTCTGCGTCGATAGGCAGGGCGACCATATCCTGTGCGAGGGCTATGTAACGGGTATGTCCATACAAAAGGCGATGAAAAGTCTGAAGCGGCCATACACAATTCATATTTGTTTCAGTGCTGGCAACATGAAAAAGATAGCAGAGGGTAAGCGTGGCTTAGTTATAGCTGACAATGACCAAAGTGGAACGGGAGAACGGGTAGCCAAGGAAATAGGTTGGCCGTACTGGATGAGCGATACAGTCGGTGAAGATGCAAATGATTACCTGATGCGTGTCGGCCTGTTTAAATTCACACAAAGCCTGACTCCGTTATTGAATCGACTCAGACTCTTGAGGCACAGCGACAGTAATGTAGCCGCCGCTCATCATTTCGGCATTAAGTAAGTGCGCGATTATTTCGTAGCCGATAGTGGCGCAGTTGGCGCCAAGACCAACTGAGTCCACATTAACTGTGACTCTGCCCTCTGAATCCTCGAGCAGATAAATAGCAAACATGGACTCAGTTTTTTTCATATCAGTTGGGGTTGGATTGGGTTTGACCATTGTTCTGCCATTGCCTCAGCAATTCCTTTGTGGGTTGCACTTCTTAATTTCCAGCGGTCGGGTGACGGCGGCAGTTTGTCATGGCCGAAGTTATCACATTGGTTGCCCCATCGCTTAGCTATTTTTCCTGATGGCGTGGTGACTAAGCGTGGCTCCACATACTTGGTCGGAACCAATGGCGGCAGTCCTTTCAGCCACAAACAGGTTTGCTTGCTTACATCATGGCCAAAGTTATAAGGCTGAATGATCTGGTCAGGCTTGCGAATTCGTGAGGATATGATGCTGATCGGATTCTCCAAGGCTATGCGTGGAATCGGTGCCTCCAGTAGCTGGCGCACAAAATCTAAAGCCTCTTGCTGCACTCCTGATGCTTGTTTGGCCGCAAAATGAGCGGCACCGGACACGGCCAAGTGCGTACAGGGCGGGTGAGCGATCATCAAATCCCAGTCCTGATCCAAAATTTCCAAAACATCGCCTTGGAAATGTAAACCTGGCTGATCGGTAGGCAAAAGATCGCAGGACATTGCGTAATGCCCTGCGTCTTTAAAGGCGTCCCTGACAACGCCGGAATATTCACAGGCTACCAGTACCCTCATTCAGGGTGGCCGGCAAAGTTGATCTCGGTTTGGATGTAGGACTTTAGAATATCCAAAATTACTGCTTCCCTGTGAGCGCTGAAATAAATGCCAGCAACGCCGCCATCGGTTTGGCCTAGATCATCTTGGACTGACAAACAGGCTGCGTCCAGTGCCCGCTCTGCCATAGCGTGAATCTCTTCTTGCGCGTATGTTTTCATGGCTTTATCCTTTTAATGTTGTTTCGATAATGTGGAAATTGCGGATGTCGTTATCCTTAGCAGATTTCTCTGCCTCTTTATATGTGCGGTAAGCGGCAACAAAATCACCCTCTTCAAACAAAATATAGATTTTCATAATGATGCCTCTTTTTCTAATGCTTTGCGTGCTATGTAAATGGGGTGATCTTCATCTGTGATATCCCAGCCGCCAGTGTAGTTAAGCAATTCTCTGAGCGCGACTTCATAGCCTGTTTCAGCTATGACCAGTTTTGCGGAACACTCAAAGTGCGAGCGGGTATCTTCAATCCATTCGGCAATTTGTGGATAGTCATATGATTCAACAGTCTGCCATACATCAAGGTTTTCTAGTTGGTCGGCTTTTGATAGGTCAGTCATGGCGCCGATAATTTGATCGTATGTCATGTTCACAGGGTAATAACTCAGCCATGTATCCAACGCAAATTGTTCTGATATTTTCATAATTCCAACTCCTTATCAATGATTGCTAAAGCTGAGGCCAATGTTCTAGTTTGACCAATGCACACAAAATTTACTGCGTCTTCGTAGTAAACGATAAAGCGCAACTCTCCCAGTGATTCGCGCTTATTTGGATCTTTGTATTCGCAGTAAATGCGGAAATTAATATTTCCAAACTTGCGGTCAAAGCTGGGACAGGCGTCGTTATGCCAAGACATATCCTGCCAACCCTCCGGCAGGATTAGCGTGTCATCGTAGTCAGGGAATTCGGTCATGTAATTGCTCATACTGGCACCTTGTCAACTTGGTTAATGAATTCATCGGCGTGAACAACTGTGTAGTTGTCGTAATTTATATCACCGGCGTTGTATATTTCACTTGCTTTTATTCCGGCCTCATCTTCGTTGTTTGCATCTACTTCTATCAAATAGACTTGATGTTCAACGCGAACAAAATGGACTCTGTATTTCATGCTATGGCTCCCTTGTAAATGGTCAATGCTTGATCAAATGGCAGTAAATTTAAAACCTGTTTGTCTTTGTACAGGACTGCCAACTTTGGTTCGCTTAAATATTGTTTAAGACTGTCCGCCGACATAGACATACCTTGATATAACCTACCATCATTTTTGGTGTATAAAACGCTCCTAGACATTGCGCGCTTTAAGTCTTTGGCGTATAGCCAGTCGGTCAAAATCTCACCGAAAATAGTTTCGTGGTTCTGCGACATTTCTGCTGGTTTGCCGGTGTCCGGATCTTCAAAGCTGCAAACGATTTTGGGCAGGGTTTCGGCATAGGCATCGATCTGCTGAGCTACTGACCAAGGGTGAACCATGTCAGTGCCGCCATGGCCGTCATTTTCTACTGTGCCGACTTTTTTGCCATCGATGTAAATCGTGGCTTGATAGCATGAGGTTTCATGGCTTGCAAATTCGGAATACTTGATGTTTTTGAGTTCGATATTCATTTGGTTGGTTCCTTTCAAAATAAGCAGACTTGGCAAGATGAAAAATTGGCGCGGTAGGTAATGGTCGAATCATCTTCGCGAATCTTTTTTCCGGCGGCCTTTGACATACTGATGTTTTGCTCTCCCAACGGGCGCAGCTTAGAGTCGGTGTAATCAAAGTCCAATACCTTGCGGGTGGCTTTTTCAATAATCACAATGCCATTGCCACAACCTTTGTATTTGCTTTCCAACAAAGGCGCAGGAATGCTGTAAACCAAGGCGTTTGTTGCGCGGTTTTCTTTCATTTGTTTTATTGCCTTTTTGACCACTGGCAAAATTTCCGCGTCAGGCTGCGCGAGCGTGATACCGGCATCATGCATGAACATAGCGACCAGTTTAGGAAAATGGCCGACTTCTGCGGGTTCCAACACAAAGCCGTCCAACATAGCTATAAAGCGCGGAGCCTGTCCCATAATGTCAAAGCCTAAGCTTTCGATGTCTTGCCATTTTTTCTCAAAATTTGTCATTTTTAAAACTCCTCTGCAAAATCTTGTAAAGCGGTTACAAGGCCGTCAAAATCTTCGGAACGGCCAAGCATATCGGCCAATGCATAAACCACTTCACGCGGGTATTCTTCGCTGAGTGTGGCTAAGTATTGAGTGCGGTCGTGGTAGCCGTTGGCTTGGTAAATATCAAGCATGGTTGTGTTCCTCTCTTAATTGTTCTAAAAATTCGATTACATTCTCAACACAATCGCCAACTGTAAAAATTGAGCCATCGTTATCCTTTGGCTTGTTTTTAATCTTTTGCGATAGCGTCCGGCGTATGTCGTACATATCGAATAAAGCATCTGAAATTTTTTCGCTAAGCATGACTCTGTCCTTTATGGTTCGATGTTGGAAAATCGCTCTGGGTAGAGCAGGAATTGCGCGCGCTTTAATGCGCGTTCTTCTTCGTGGTAGTGCCATTTGGTCGGCAGTTCGCGCTTAGCATCGGTGTCCATAAGCGTGACTAAGAAGCCTGACTCTGTCCGGAATACCCGCGACGCGAGCCCGTCCTTTTCGTTGATGTATGTTGCAAGTGGTTTCATAAGCATGACTCCTGTCTGGTTGGTGAGTGCTGAATCTAACAGGTATATTGACGCGCGAAAAGTCGCGCCCCTTTAACCTTGTCGCGCGTGTGGTTATTGTTTGCGCGCCTCTGCGCGGCCTTTTTCGATCAATTCGCGGGCGTGTGCGCGGTCTTCTATTCGTTCCGATTCGATCATTAGCCGGAGAATATCACCGGTTTTTTTCCCGCGCTCGTATTGATAGCCGGCCTCGAAATAGGCGTGTTCGGTGTGGTTCATGACATGATTATTCTTTTAAGGTCTGCAATTGTGCGGCCAGTCATGGCCGACAATTCGCGAAGCGTAAGGTTTAGGTGCCGGTCGTAATAATCGACTATTTCCGCCGGTGTGCTTTGGTTGTTTGGTTTTTGGTCTTCGTCCATGGTTTCCCCTTAAATTGTGCAACATCCGCAGCAGGGCGAGTCTTCACAGCGTCCGGCCTTGTTTCGATAAAATTCGCGGTCTCCAATTTGGATAACGTCCGACCTATAGCCGGTGGGCGTGGTAATCGTTAGCCGTCCGCCGTCTTCATCGTCGTTTATGTACGCGGTTCGGGTGTCGGTGTCAAAAATAATATCATCCCCTTTGTTGATGGGATAACCTGTCCGGCTACAGGTGCCGGAAAATTTCGCAAACATTCTTTTTTTCATGGTTTGGGTTCCTTTACTGTGTGGCGAATATGCGCCCATATGCGGCCGCGGTGGCCGCATAAGGTCGAATATTAAGCGGTTTGTAATTGAATCACGCGGCGGCGGTGGCCGGTGGCATGGTCTGCAATTACAATATCACGCGCGGTTTTGCTTGTACCCGCGCACAATAGGCATTTCTCGCAAGTAGTGCGCCGTCCGGCCTCTGCGGACGCGGGACATACTGCCTCGGCCGGTTGTGGGTCGATTCCGACAGATACCCTAAAGACTCTCATTCCGTACAGGTTAGCCAGTGCGGCATCGTCTAGCGTGTCGGCAGACGCCATCGCGAGCGGAGACCATCGCGCATGATCAAACCATGGCGCGCGCCATTGGTGCGTATAGCCGGTATGTCCGGCCGTCTCTGCGGTTATCTCTTCCCACATTTCTACCGGTGCGGCCGCGCCGTCTCCGTATGTTCCGATTCTTAATTTCCGGCCTTTAAGAATCGCGCGCAATTGTGCGGGCGTGGCGCGTTCATATCGGCCGGCCTTGTATGCGGCGTAGACTGAGCGCGGAGCCTGCCACACAGCGACGTAACACGGAGCGCGGCCGGTTTTCTTTGCAAGTAGTGGCCGGTGTTCACAGTCTCCGCATATTGACTTATCTGCGCCGGTATTAATGGCCTCGAGCGGCGGGATATCAGCGCGCAAAATAAAGCTTTGAACGAGCGCGCCGGTTTTATCGTTGGTGCTGTTGCTGTCGATTTTGTTGATTATTACGACAATTGGCCGGCCGTCGATTTTGCTCCGGCCTTCGTATGCGATATAGCCTAAGGGTTTGGTTTTCATGCTGTGGCCTTTTTTGGTGTTACTTTGAATTCGTAATAAGCGATATATTCTTGTTCTTTTGTCTCGGGATTGACTTTCCAAGCGTTTGCATAGAATGAATCGGGATCCTCGGGATCCTCTGGGTTTGTCCAAATAATGAAATTAAATCCATTTTTAAAAATGCACTCTTCCGATAAATTTGGATAGATTGACAAAAATGCCAGTACGGCATCTTCCGGTGTACCGGCATCTGGTATGCCTAATTGATTGTTTTCTATTTGAGAATCAATTATTTCAATATTTACATCTAGTTTCATTGGTTCGGTTCCTTTTAGAGTGTTGCGCGGGCGGCGAGTGCGTCGGATATATAACCGGCGCGGTGGAGCGAGTCGACAAAATCAACAAAAGCGCAGCGGGTATCGGTTGGATACATGAGGCCGGTTCCTGAATAGTCGCGGATTTTGCGGCGGGGTAATTCGGGGAAAGCTTGCCAAAAAAAGGCGCGGATCTGTTTTTGATTGGTGTAGGTCATGGTTCGGGTTCCTTTTTAGTTTGCGAGATGGTTAAAAATTTTTGAATAGTATTCTCCGGAGTCATAAGCGGCCAATACTGCGCGGCCTATGTCTGCGTCTGAATTGCCGAATGCGACAAAGTCAACACGGGCGGCAATATGGCGCGAGCGGTCAACAAATAAGGCGGAGCCAGTCAGAAAATTGAATTCGTCCATGTCATGGTTAAGTAATTCAATTTCCAATACCTGCGGCGCATCATAGGTGCGGCCTGTGGAATAGGTAAGGTTTCGATTGTTTGGGTTAACGTATCGCATTTTGTTTGCTCCGGTTAAAAAGTCTTATATTAATTTCTTGTCAATAGGTCTGTCAGTCACATAGGTGACAGTGCAGCGTAAGGAAAACCCGACTGGGTTTTTGACCAGGCTGTAGTTTTATCCAGGTTGCCGGTTGATTTACTCTATTTTTTCCCCTATGATCGCGCCATTGTTAACAGCGGAGCGGTGCAGCCATGGGATTGACTCGTAAGCAAATCAGAGAGGGATTACAACAGGTTCCAGTAGATAGGTTATTCAACGTTTCCGGCCAGTTGACTCCGAAGATGAAACGATTCGCGGCTGAAGTTGCCGCCGGTGAAACTAAGGCCGAAGCTTACCGGCGAAGCTATAAGGCAAATCCTGCACCATCTACTATTGTGACCGCGCCATATACCCTAGCTGCAGATCCTAGAATCCAACGGGAGATAGAAGCTTATAGACTGGCTAATGAGGCGGCTAAACATCGTACTGCAGCACAATTAAGGGATCTAGTCATTCAATCGCTCGTTCAAGTGGTGATCGATCCGGAGGCTAAGCACAGCGTCAAAGTATCGGCGGCGCGCGTTCTAGGCACCGTGACTGAGGTTGCCGCATTTACTGAGCGCAAAGAAACCCGCGTTATTACTAGCAGCGCGTCAGCGCGTGATCAGATCATGCAGCAGCTGCGCGACATGATGAAGAGTGGCGCGACCGATGCGATAGAGATCGACGCCGCAGAGTTATTGCAGGAACTGACGCCCACCCTTGACGAAGTGGCGCCAGACGACCCCACCGACACCCCCACCCCCGACTATATGGATGAGGAGTCCCAGGATGGCTCACATACTATTCCACTCAAACAATCCCAAAATCTCAAACAATCCCAAAATAATGACCCTACCCCCATCAAAAATCCTGACAGCTATAACGCCCGCTAATTATGGAAACACCCCCTTATCGAATCCTATAGAATTACACGGGGTATATATTTTTGAAACTTTTAGCACGCGAACTATAACCGTTATATATCTTTTTGATAAGAATAGGAAATGAGAATGGAAGTGTTAGCTCGTAAGGTATTAATTAATAAAGAGATGGTAAAGAAACAGGTAGAAATGAGTTATGAAGAATGCATGGAAAAGATTATGAGTCCGGCGCAACAGGAAATATTTAGGATAGTGGATGAGTACTGGAAGATGTATGGGCATAGTCCTACGTTACAGATTATTGCGGAGCAGAGGGGGAAGATGGGGTTAGCGAATACGAAGAAGATTGTGGATAGGCTTGTGAGGTTGGGTGTGTTGAAGAGGGTTGAGGGGATGCATAGGACGATTAGGCCGGTGTATATAAATTTCAGGACATTGGAATGAGTAAGATTGCGGAGATGCTGGCGTTATTGCCTGAGAATGAGCAGCAGAAATTACTGGAGCAGGTGTCTATATATAAGGCAGCTATAGATAGGGAGCGGGCGCAGAAAAACTTTATGGCTTATGTAAGGATGATGTGGCCGGGGTTTGTGGGTGGTAGACACCACGCCTTGGTGGCAAAAAAATTCGAGGGAATAGCAGATGGGTCGATCAAGAGATTGATTATCAATATGGCTCCGCGTCATACGAAATCGGAGTTTGCATCGTACTTATTGCCGAGCTGGTTTCTGGGGAGGTTTCCGCATAAGAAGGTAATTCAGACATCGAACACGGCGGATCTTGCCGTTGGCTTTGGACGTAAGGTCAGGAACTTGGTTGGATCGGAGCAGTACTCGACGGTGTTTCCAGATGTTAGCTTGAGACAGGATAGTAAAGCTGCCGGAAGGTGGGCGACGAATAAAGAGGGTGAGTATTTCGCTATTGGCGTTGGGGGAACTGTAACGGGTAAGGGTGCGGATTTATTGATTATTGATGACCCGCATTCTGAGCAAGAGGCTGCTATGGCAGCTGGCAACCCAGAAATTTACGACAAAGTATATGAGTGGTACACCTCTGGACCACGGCAGCGTTTACAACCAGGCGGAGCGATTGTGATTGTTATGACCAGATGGGGTCAAAGTGATTTGACTGGTCGGGTTGTAAAAGATGCAATGAAACGGGAAAAGGGTGAGGACTGGGAAGTCATTGAACTGCCTGCTATATTGCCTAGTGGAAATCCCTTATGGCCAGAATTTTGGTCGCTAGAGGAACTTGAGGCACTTAAAGAAGAACTGCCGGCGTCTAAGTGGAATGCGCAGTATCAACAGAGTCCGACTGGCGAAGAGGGTGCAATTGTTAAAAGGGAGTGGTGGAAGAGATGGAAAGCAGATAGACCGCCGCCTTGTGAGTTTATTATTCAGAGCTGGGATACCGCGTTTACAAAAGGCGAGAGGAATGACTATTCGGCTTGTACGACTTGGGGTGTTTTCTATATGGATGAAAACCCAAATGATGTGAATGTAATTTTGCTGGATGCTTTTAAAAAGCGGATGGAGTTTCCAGAGTTAAAGCAAATGGCGCATAGGATGTATTTGGAATGGGAACCTGATGCATTTATTGTGGAGGCAAAAGCTTCTGGTTTGCCGTTGATAATGGAGCTTAGACAGATGGGTATTCCGGTTAGTGAGTTTACGCCGAGCAGGGGTAACGATAAGTTTGTCAGATTAAATGCCGTGACTGATTTGTTTAACTCAGGTAAAGTATGGGCTCCGGATACTAGACAGGCCGATGAAGTGATAGAAGAGATAGCTGTATTTCCTAATGGATCACACGATGACTATGTGGACTCGACCACACAGGCGCTGATTCGTTTTCGGCAGGGCGGATTTCTCAGGCTGGATACTGATGATAGAGAAGATTTCATCAGTCGCAAAAAATCTTATTCGTATTATTGAAGAGCTAACAAGGAAAAACCATGAGTATCGATAAATCACTGTATGAGGCTCCACAAGGAATTAATGGCATTTCGTCAATTGAGATTGAAATATCTGATCCTATGGAACTTGATACGGGAGAAGATGAGCAAGAAATTTCGATGACCGAGGGATTCAATGAAAACTTGGCCGAGCTGATAGATGACGATGTGCTGTCCAGCTTAGCCAGCGAGTTAATTTCTGATTTTGAAGAAGATCTAGCATCCAGAAAAGATTGGATGCAAACATATGTAGATGGTTTGGAATTACTTGGCCTAAAAATTGAAAACAGATCAGAGCCGTGGGAAGGTGCTTGTGGTGTATATCACCCACTGCTATCTGAGGCGCTGGTTAAATTTCAATCAGAAACGATGATGTCTACGTTTCCTGCATCGGGGCCGGTAAAGACTCAGATCATTGGTAGAGAAACGCCGGAGAAGAAAGCGGCTGCTGCGCGCGTGCAAGATGATATGAATTACCAGCTCACAGATGTGATGACTGAATACAGAACTGAACATGAAAGAATGTTATGGGGCTTGGGCTTAGCTGGCAATGCTTTCAAAAAGGTTTACTACGATCCTCACCTTGGCCGACAGGTATCTATGTTTGTGCCGGCAGAAGATTTCGTTGTTCCTTATGGCGCTTCTAATTTGCAATCTTCTCCTCGTACTACGCACATCATGCGCAAGACAGATAATGAAGTGCGCAGATTGCAAGTATCAGGTTTCTGGGCTGACATTGATCTTGGAGAACCAGATACAACACTTGATGAAGTAGAAAAGAAGATCGCTGAAAAGCTTGGGTTTAGAGCGACAACAGATGATCGCCATAAGATTTTAGAGATGAATGTTGACCTTGATTTAAAAGGTTTTGAACATAAAGATGAAGATGGCGAACCTACAGGAATTGCTATTCCCTATATAGTTACCATAGATAAATCCAGCGGCAAGACATTAGCTATCCGCCGCAACTGGAAAGAAGAAGACTCTCACTGTAAGAAGCGCGATCACTTTGTCCATTACCCTTATATTCCTGGCTTTGGTTTCTATGCATTTGGTTTGATTCACTTGGTTGGTGCGTTTGCAAAGTCTGGCACTTCTTTACTGCGCCAGCTTGTGGACGCTGGTTCACTTTCAAACTTACCCGGTGGATTTAAAGCTCGCGGCTTGAGAGTAAAAGGAGATGACACTCCTATTGCTCCAGGTGAATTCCGCGACGTAGATGTACCAAGTGGCACCATCAAAGATAACTTGATGACGCTGCCGTACAAAGAGCCAAGTCAAACTTTGCTCGCACTCTTAAATCAGATTGTTGAAGATGGCCGTAGATTTGCAAATGCAGCAGATTTGCAGATAAGCGATATGTCTTCTCAGGCTCCGGTCGGTACAACACTGGCCATGCTTGAGCGGACATTGAAGATCATGTCTGCCATTCAGGCGCGTATTCACTATGCGATGAAGCAAGAGCTGCAACTGCTCAAAGAAATTATTCGCGACGATACGCCTGATGACTATGATTACGATCCTATCCAAGGTAGTCGTTTGGCCAAACAGTCTGACTACGACTATGTAGAAGTAATTCCAGTGAGCGATCCTAATGCGTCTACTATGGCGCAGAAGATTGTTCAGTATCAAGCGGTTTTACAGCTGGCACAAACTTCTCCTCAGCTATACAACATGCCTGTTTTACACAGACAGATGTTGGAAGTGCTGGGTATTAAGGATGCAAAGAAACTTATCCCATTGGAAGAAGATCAAAAGCCGGTTGACCCAGTCAGTGAGAATCAAAATGCATTGACAGGCAAGCCGCTTAAAGCATTCTTGTATCAAGACCATCAAGCCCACATCACCGTCCACATGGCTGGTATGCAAGATCCAAAGATCATGCAGCTGATGCAGGGCAATCCGATGGCTCAACAGATTCAAGCATCAATGATGGCTCACATTAATGAACACATTGGATTTGAATATAGGAAACAAATAGAAATGCAGCTTGGCATGTCACTTCCTGCACAGAAAGATGATGCGGGTGAAGATGTCAATATGTCGCCAGAGGTGGAGGCAAGATTGGCTCCGCTGTTGGCTCAAGCTGCTCAGAGATTGCTTGGCCAGAACCAAGCGCAAGTTGCTCAACAGCAAGCTCAACAGCAAGCTCAAGATCCTATGGTTCAGTTGCAGCAACAAGAGTTGGCCATCAAGCAGGCCGAACAGCAACGCAAGTCGCAAAAAGACATGGCAGATATGCAGTTGAGACAACAACAATTGCAGATTGAGCGTGAGCGTATTGCAGCGCAACAACAAACAGCGCAGATGCAAACCAAAGCAAATGCACTGGGTAAAGTGGCAGATATGCAATCAAACAGGCAGCTTGAATCTACTCGAATGAAAGCTGACGTAATGAAGCATGTTGCAACACTACAAAATGATCGGCAAAAGCAAAACAAAACAATTATGGCTGACGGACTCAAAACCGCCCTTGGCCATACTATGAATGTGAGCCAATCCGAAAAAGACAGGGAATCAAAAGCCCAGCAACCTAAACCGACAAAAGGTGAAGAATGAAAGCATTAGACGTCTTGGTCAAAAACATAGACGAGAGAACTGAGTATCTTCAACAAGCTGTAGCTTCAGGACGCTCAGCAAGTTTTGAAGAATACAAAGGAACGTGTGGCGAGATTAAGGGTCTGCTTGTTGCGCGTGGTTTTATCTTAGACCTGAAACAAACCATGGAGCAATCCGACGATGAGTGAACTTCTTATAGGCCAGACGCTAGATCCAAACGGTCCAGTATCTGTTTTGCCTGACACGGCTGACAAAAAAGCCAAACAACTTCCTGATCCAAAAACCTTTCATTTACTCTGTGTGGTTCCAGACGCCGAAGAAGAGTATGAGGGCGGATTGATTAAATCAGGACAAACCATGCACTACGAAGAAGTGCTGACGCCAGTTTTATTTGTCGTCAAGCTGGGGCCAGATGCATACAAAGACGAAAAACGTTTTCCGAATGGGCCATCCTGTGCGGAAGGGGATTTCATCATTGTGCGTCCTAACTCAGGTACACGATTAAAGATCCATGGCCGCGAATTCAGAATTATCAACGACGATTCTGTTGAAGCAACTGTAGAAGATCCGCGCGGAATCATTCGCGCTTAACAAGGAGCCCACAAAATGGCTGAATACAAGTTTCCAGACGAACTTGAGCAAGATAAGCAGGCTGAAATCAACGAAACGCCTGAGATTGAAATTGAAATTGAAGACGATACTCCAGAAGAGGATCGTGGCCGGCAGCCTATGCCAAAGCATATTGTTGAAGATCTTGAAAAAGATGATCTTGAGCAATATGACGAGCAGGTGCAGCTACGGCTAAAGCAGGCAAAGAAGGTTTATCACGATGAGCGGCGAGAAAAAGAAGCTGTTATGCGTGAGCAACAAGAGGCTATTGCTTATGCCAAGAAGTTAGCTGTTGAGAATGAGCGGATGCGTAAGATGATCTCCACCGGAGAGAAAGAATACGTTGAATCCGTGACCAATTCGGCTGCTTTGGAGTTAAAAATGGCTCAACAACAGCTGAAAGAAGCCCATGATATGGGTGATTCTGACAAGATTGTTGAGGCGCAACAGGCCATGCAAGAGGCCAATATGCGTTTAATGCGGGCAAAAAGCTACAAACCACAGGCTTTACAAGAGCAAGAAACTGTTGTACAACCCCAACCTGAGCAGTACCAATCGGTATCTCGGCCTGATCCCAAGGCATTTGCGTGGCAAGAGCGCAATCAATGGTTTGGACGGGACAAGGTAATGACAGCCACGGCTTTAGGTATCCACGAAGACCTAAAAGACAAAGGCTATGCAATTGGTTCTGACGAATATTACGCCGCACTCGACAAAACAGTGCGGAGACGCTTCCCAGAAGAATTTGAGGATGCGCAGCCTACAAAAAGGCAAGAGACTGCACGTTCAAAACCGTCAACAGTCGTCGCCCCGGCAGTTCGGACTACAGCTTCAAACAAAATACGGCTGGAAACGAGACAAGTCTCACTGGCTAAAAAGCTTGGTTTGACCCCGGAGCAATACGCATTAGAAGTTCAAAGACTGGAGAAATTAAATGGCTGAAATCAAAAGAGAATCACGCGAATCTGAATCACGGCAAGTAGATGTACGCCCAGCAATGTGGCGGCCGCCTGAGACTTTGCCTATGCCTGACCCAAGACCAGGCTGGGTACACCGTTACATTCGCACAAGTATCCTTGGTACGGCTGATGCCAGTAATATTTCTTCTAAATTGCGTGAAGGATACGAGCCCTGCAAAGCGGCAGACTATCCTGAAATGATGATGCACGCCAATCAAGAAGGCCGATTCAAAGGCAACATTGAAGTTGGCGGTTTACTGTTATGTCGTATTCCAGAAGAATTTATGAAGCAGCGTGATGCTCATTACGCTAATATAAATAAAGCTCAAATGGAATCCGTAGATAACACTTTCATGCGTCAAAGTGATGCCCGAATGCCTCTGTTTGCAGAGCGCAAATCGAATGTCACTATTGGCAACGGCAAGTAATTTTTCAAGGAGCTATAAATGGCTTATCCCACGGTTTCGGCCCCCTACGGTCTAAAACCGATCAATTTGATCGGAGGTCAGGTATTTTCGGGTTCTACCCGAGAAGTACCTATTCAGTATGGCAGTTCAGTCAGCATTTTTTATGGTGACTTTGTTCGTGTCATTCGCGGTAATGCAATGCGCTTAGGCATCACAACTGACGGTACTGCACAAGGTATGGTCGGCGTGTTCCTTGGCTGTTCATACACCAACCCGTTAACAAAGCAGAAGCAGTTTAGCCAATACTGGCCCGGCGGCACGCTGGCTGGTGACGCTGTCGCTATTGTTTGTGATGATCCTGACACTGTGTTCAAAGCAGTCGTTTGCTCATCTGGCACTACAATTGCTTCTGGCAACTACGCCATGATTGGTCAAAACTACGGCGTGTTGGATAACACTGGTAGCACATCAACAGGTAACTCTTCAGTTGCTTTGAACTACTCTGCAACTTTAACTACCAGCACATTCCCATGTCGCGTAGTTGGTGTTGTGCCAGATACAGCCAGTTCATTCTCTGCTGTAGGTTCTTCATCAAGAACCACAATCACATTAGCTTCAGCAACACCACAAACCATTTTGTCTGGTACTGATGTGTCTTATGTGGCAAGTAATGGTCAGA